CTCAGTAGCAGCGTCCACAACATTTGGAACTGACTATAATACAGGCAGCAACGACGGCTTAGGTTTTGTAAATGACAATCCGTTTCAAGAGTACGAAACAAAAGCGGATGCGGCAGTTACTCAAGCTATGTACGGAGATGCTGGCTATAACGTAAACAGCTTTAATGCAGGTGATGCGGTTAGCGGTCAATCGACTGTTACACTAGACATCGGAGGCGGGGCAGCTTCTACTCACATGTTTAAACTTGTGAGATCAGCAAATGACCCTGAAAACAAAGATAACACAGCGGTTGGATCAAACCAAATCGTAGTTATTGCTGGTGCTTCAAACTTGTATAATGGCGATAATTAATAGTAGAATAGGAGTATAAAACTATGGCAATATCACGAGCACAGCTAGTTAAAGAACTAGAGCCTGGTCTGAATGCACTATTCGGGCTAGAATACAAACAATATGCTAACGAGCATGCTGAAATATTCGACACAGAAACTTCTGACAGAGCTTTTGAAGAAGAAGTAATGTTATCTGGTTTCGCGAATGCGGCAGTAAAACCTGAAGGTCAAGGTGTAACATTTGATGATGCACAAGAAACTTTCACAGCACGTTACACAAACGAAACAATTGCGTTGGCGTTTGCAATCACAGAAGAAGCTATCGAAGATAACTTGTATGACAGACTTGCGTCTAGATATACAAAAGCGTTAGCGAGATCTATGGCAAACACAAAGCAAGTTAAGGCAGCAGCAGTATTGAACAATGGTTTCAATGCATCGTTTGCTGGTGGTGATGGAAAAGCGCTTTTTGCGACAGACCACCCAACTTTAGCGGGATCTTTCTCTAACGAGTTAAGCACACCTGCTGAA